ACCCTGATCCCAGCCCCGCAACGCGCTTTCAACCCGGCAGCACGCCAAACCCAGGCGGAATGACCAAGGAAGTGCGGGAACGCAACGCCCGCACAGCGGACATGGCAAGCAAACTGCGCGAGGCCGCACTTTCCTCAGCGATGGAAAGGCTACAGGCTGGCGCTGATCCGCTGGAACTGCTGACCCCCGACCTTATCCGCGTCGTGAAGGACAGCGAGGACCGCGCGCATGGAACGCCCAAGCAATCGGTCCAGCATGGCGGCGACCCCGAGAACCCATTGCCCGCCGCAATCGCGGTGCATTTCGTGAAGCCGGATGGGCAAGCTTGAACTGCCAGCCGTGTTTGCGCCACTGACGCAACCGGCACGATGGAAAGGCGCATACGGCGGGCGGGGATCGGGCAAGTCGCATTTTTTCGGATCGCTGGCCGTGGTCAACATGGCAAGCAAGCCCGGTTTTCGCATTGTCTGCGTCCGCGAAATCCAGAACTCGATCAAGGACAGCGTGAAGCAACTGATCGAGGACAAGATAAACGAACTTGGACTGGCCGGGTTCTTTACGATCACAGACCAGGAAATCAGGGGGCAGAACGGAAGCCTTGCCATCTTTCGCGGCTTGCAGAACCACACAGCGGCCAGCATCAAGTCGCTGGAAGGCTTTGACGTGGCATGGGTGGAGGAAGCCCAGACGATCAGCCAAGCATCCCTGGACCTGCTGACGCCGACAATCCGCAAGGATGGGTCGGAACTGTGGTTTAGCTGGAACCCCGGCGCGGATAGCGATCCGGTGGACAAGCTGCTGAGGGCCGAACCGCCGCCCGGCGCAATCGTGGTGAAGGCGAATTGGTCGGACAATCCGTTTTTCCCCGAGGCGCTGAAGGCTGACCTGGAGAACGACCGGGAACGCCACCCCGACAAGTTTCTGCACATCTGGGAAGGCGCTTATCAGACGCTTTCCGAGGCGCGCATCTTCCGCAACTGGCGTATTGGCGAGGTGACGCCGCCCGAGCGTGTGATCTGGTATCCGGGGATTGACTTCGGCTTCAGCCAAGACCCGACAGCCGCCTTGCGCGCTTGCCTGATTGGCGACCGAACGCTCTACATCGACCATGAAGCCTGGGAAGTGGGCGTGCCGAACGAAGGCTTGCCCGCATTGCTGCACAAGGTGCCGGAAATCCACAAGTGGCCGTCACGCGCAGACAGCGCCCGGCCTGAAACCATCGACTACCTGCGGCGCAATGGCTTCCCGAAGATCCGAGGCGCGACGAAGGGCAAGGGCAGCGTTGAGGACGGCATCAGCTTTTTGCAAGGGCTGGACATCGTCGTGCATCCGCGCTGCGTGAACCTGGCCCGCGAACTTGGGTCATACGCCTACAAGATTGACAAGCGCACGGGCGGCATTCTGCCCGAGGTCGAGGACGCGAATAACCACCTGATCGACGCGCTGCGCTATGCCGTCGAGGGGCTGCACCGGAAGGGCCGGTTGCTGCCGATTGAACAGAAGCCCGAAGATAACCGTTTGATACCGCCGCGCGACTATCGCGGGGTGCAGGACTTCGAGGAAAGCTGGAGAGTGTGATGGCAGAACTGCCGCTAGAGACGCTGCGCACCATGGCGGAGGGGGCGCAAGACCTGACCTCCGACGCGCGCAATGCGTCCGAGCGGTGCCGCGACTATTACGACAACCACCAGTGGACGGCGGATGAAATCGCTGCGCTGAAAAAGCGCAAACAGCCGGTGATCACGTTCAACCGCATTCAGCGCAAGGTGGATGCGATGATCGGGATTGAGCAGAAATCCCGCACCGATCCGCGCGCCATTCCGCGCAATCCGCAGGACGAAGCGCAAGCCGACGCGGCGACCAAGGCACTGGTATTCATCGACGATCAGACCCGCTTTGACCAGAAGCGGTCGCTGGCGTTTGAAAACCTGCTGATCGAGGGTTACGGCGGCTGCGAAATCATCGTCGAGCAGAAGCGCGGCAGGTTCGAAATCGTCGTCAACCGCATTCGGTGGGAAGAACTGATCTTCGATCCGCACAGCCGGGAAAAGGACTTCTCGGATGCGGCGTTCATGGGATCCATGAAGTGGATGACCCTGGACACGGCGCTGGCGCTTTACCAGGAAGCCTACAACAAGCAGGCGGGCGAAGGTGCCATGCCGCTGGAGGACATCCTAAAGACCGGCATGTCAGCGGCCAGCAACGGGCAGACCTATGAGGATCGGCCCTATAAGGCGACGTTCTGGGCTGACGGCAAGTCCAAGCGCGTGCGGGTCGCGCAGATGTATTACCTGCACGCCGGGACATGGTATCTGGCGATCTTCTGCGGCGGCGGGGTCATCATCAACGGGCCTTCACCGTATCAGGACGAGGAAGGCAAGCCCTGTAACCCCATGGTGCTGATGACGGCTTATATCGACCGGGAGAACCGGCGTTATGGCCTGGTCACGTCCATGATGGGCGCGCAGGACGAGATCAACCATCGGCGCGGCAAGGCGCTGCACCTGTCAACCATGCGGCAGACGCAGACCGTCAAGGGCGCGGTGTCGGTGGACATGCTGAAGCGCGAACTGTCGAAGCCTGACGGGAACGTTGAGGTGGACATTGACGCCATCGCGGGCGCGCGGGATGCGGGCGTTCCGGCGTTCCAGATCCTGCAAACCAACGACATGGCGGCGGCGCATTTCCAGCTTCTGCAAGAGGCGAAGAACGAGATCGACCAGATCGGGCCGAATGCCTCGCTCTTGGGGCAGTTGCGCGGGGATCAATCGGGCCGGGCAATCATGGCGCAGCAGCAGGCCGGGATGGCCGAACTTGCGCCGATCTATGACAGCCTGCGGGACTGGACGCTGCGCTGCTATCGGCAGATGTGGCTGCGCGTGCGGCAATACTGGACCGAGGAACGCTGGGTTCGCGTGACGGACGAGACGCAGGCCCCGGAATGGCTGGCGTTCAACCGGCAGGTTGGGATGCAGGTCGTGCAGGGCCCTGGCGGCGTGCCGATGATTGCGCCGCAGGTCGAGAACCAAGTCGGGATGATGGATGTGGATATCATCATCGAGGACGCGCCCGATTATGTGACGCTGCGGCAGGAAGAGTTTGAACAGCTTGCCCAGATGGCGCAGCAGGGAATGCCGATCCCGCCGGAAATGCTGATCGAGGCGTCCAGCGTGCGGAACAAGAAGCGCATTTTGGAAATGCTGGAGACGCAGAAGCAAGAGGCCGCGCAGGGCCAGCAGCAGGCCATGCAGATGCAGGAGCAAGCCATGCAGGCCAAGATGCAGCTTGAAGGCCAGAAGGTCCAGATCAGCGGCATGTCGGCGCAAGCCAAGGCCGAGAAGGACATGGCTGATGCCGAGCAGACAAAGGCCGAGACGCAGAGCGGGCTGCTACAGCGCCGCTTGGCTTTGGGCATCTAGAGACACCGCCGCCGGGTAACGGGCGAACAACCTGACGCCGGGGTTTGACGGGCGCTTTCGTGACTTCCTACGCAATGGAGAATGCCATGACCGAGGACGCTTTGTCGTTCCTGGACGGAACGCCTGCACCTGAGCCGCAACCCGCACCGGCCCCCGAGCCGGAAGTGGTGGCAGAGGTGCAAGCCGACAAGGGCGAAGAACCCGCAACGCCGCCGGTTGCACAGGAAACGGAAAAAGGCGTGCCGATTGCGGCATTGCTGGACGAACGCGAGAAGCGGCAGAAGGCTGAACGTGAAGCGGAGGAATACCGGCGCAAGGTCGCCGCGTATGAGGCCCAAGCGAAGCCCGCGCCGAAGATCGACGTTCTGGACGACCCGGAAGGTTTCGTGCGTCAGCAGCAGGCGATCCTGCAACAGACGATCATTGCCGACCGTTACGAGCGGTCGCGCTATGCCGCAGAGGAAAAGCACGGGAAGGAGAAGGTCGCGCAAGTGATCGACTTCTTCAACGATCCGATGCACGCGCCGAAATCGCAGGAATTCATCCGCCATCCCGATCCCATCGGTGCCGCGCTTCGCTACTACGAAGAGCAGCAGGAACTGACCCGCATCCGCACCGAAGGCGGCCTGTCCGCTTACGAGGCGAAGCTGCGGGAGCAGATCAAGGCGGAACTCCTGGCCGACGTTCAGTCCGGCACATCGAAGCCTGCAACCCCTCCCCCATCCCTCTCGTCGGCGGCTGCCAGCGGGGCCACGAAAGCCCCGCCCATCAACGGCTTTGACGCTGCCTTCGGGGCTTAACCCAAAGGAAAACGACCATGGCACTTTCGAGTGTTACCTCCGGTAGCATCGTTCAGAAATGGGCGAGTGACTACTTCGCCGAATACATCCGTGAATCCGGCTTCAAACCCTACATGGGCCGTTCGCCGATGCTGCCGATCCACGTCAAGTATGAACTGACGGACGTTGGCAAGACCGTGAACATCCCGCTCGTCAGCAAGCTGTCGGGCGCGGGCGTGACCGGGCAGACCCAGTTGGAAGGGGCCGAAGAGGTCCTGAACAACTACAACCATCCGGTGACGATCAACTGGGTGCGGAACGGTGTCGCGCAGACCGAGGATCAGCTTCACTGGACCGAAATCGACCTGCTGAAAGCATCGCGTGAGATGCTGAAGTATTGGTCGGCTGACAAGCTGCGGACCGATATCATCAGCGCGCTTGGCATGATCGACGGCGTGTCCTATGCGACGGCCAACGCCACGCAGAAGAACGCATGGAACGCTGCAAACGGGTCCGGTCGGCTTCTCTTTGGCCGCCTGAACTCGAACTTCAACGCGACCCATGCCACCGCGCTGCTGAACGTGGCAAGCACCGCGACGCTGAACCGCGCCGTAGTTACGCTGATGAAGCGCAAGGCCAAGCTGGCCAACCCCATCGTGCGCCCGATCCGGGTGGATGATGGTTCGGGCCGGGAATACTACGTCATGTTCGTCGGTTCGCTGGCGTTCCGTGACCTGAAGGCCGACATGACCACGGACAACCTCGACGGCCGCGAGCGCAATGTCGAGACCAACCCGATCTTCCAGGATGGCGACCTCATCTATGATGGCGTCATCATCAAGGAAATCCCGGAAATTCCGGTGACGGGTGCGGTCGGAACGGCGGGCGCGCAGGTCGTGCCGGTCTACTTCTGCGGTGCGCAGGCTGTTGCGGTCGCTTGGGGCATGCAGCCGACCGTTCGCCAGGAAACCCGTGACTATGGCCACGTCAAAGGCACGGCGATCATCGAGGCGCGCGGCGTGAACAAGTGCGTGTTCAACGGTATCGACCACGGCATGATCACCGGCTTCGTCGCTGCGGCGGCTGACGCCTGATCGGGACAGTGAAAACGGTTGGGGCGGCTTCGGTCGCCCCTTCCACATTGCGGAGGTGAACCATGGCAACCCGGAATGACGTGGCAAAGCTGGCCTTTCGCAAGATCGGCGTCGTGGCCGAAGATGAAGCCATGACTGCGGACCAATTCGCCACGGCGGATAGTCTGATCGACAGCATCTATGACGAATTGCGCGGCATCGGTTCGCCTTATTGGACGCCGGACGATGTTGCTGCGGACGCATTCAACGCCTTTGCCTCGCTGTTGGCGGTGGATCTTGCGCCGATGTATGGGCGGCCCGCGCCGACTTCGCGCGGCTATGCGAAGTTGCAGATCATGTCGGCCATCGGGCCGGATGACCGCACCGACCCGGTGACGGAATACTACTGATGAAAGTCGAATTCGTCGGCCAGAGCGCCAGGGACCAGAGCAATCAGAAGGCCAACCCGTCGCGGCTGATCAACGGCTACCGGGAACCGCTGGTGGCGGGCGGCAAGTCGCGATTCGTGATCCGCGCCGTGCCGGGAATGGATCTGTTTGCCACCATTCCAGGCGTGTTTCTGCGGGATATGAACTTCGAGACGGGCGCGCGGGTCGCTTGCGGCGGCAACCTGTATACCATTGGCGTCTTTACGGGCAGCGTCCAACTGCGCGGTGCCATTGTTGACAGCGAATTCACGTCCATGGCCGAGAACAACGGCGATGTGGCGATTGCGGCGGGTGGTGATTATTTTGTGGACGATGCTGGCACCGGCTTGACCGGGCCGCTTACCACTGGCGCAATTACCGATGCGGGGTCGGTCGGCTATCTCGGCGGCTATACGCTGGTTTCGGAACTGAACGGGCGGAAGGTGCAATGGTCGGCGCTTGTCGATCCGACTACGTTCAACGCCACGCACTTCGCCAGTGCCGAAATTACGACGGACCCGATCATCCGGCTGATCGTGTTCAAGGATACGGTCTACATCTTCAAGGCTGCTGGCTTTGAGCGCTGGGGCCTGACGGGCGGATCGGGGCCGAATGCGTTTGCTAGGATCGACGGGGCGCAGACGGAGCCTGGGCTGAAGGCTTTCGGGCTAATCACGCAGTTTCCCAACGGCTTTGCCTATGTGTCCAGCGATGGCAAGGTGATGGCCTTTGTGGGTGGGCAGTTGACGCCCATTTCGACGCCGCCGGTTGAGGTTGCGCTGGCGGAAAACGAGCCGGACCGGATGTTTTACTATGAGGTTCGCGGCCACGGGTTCATCTGCGTGGCGTTCAGCGATGTGCCTGCGTGGTGCTACGACACTGCAACCGGTGAATGGCATGAACGCAGTCAGGATGACGGCCCATGGACGGTGCGGGCATCGGCCAAGACGGATGACGGATGGATCGTCGGCACGAATGACGGCAGGCTGGCGCTTCTTACGGCGGATTGCCTTGACTTTGACCAGCCGCTGGTCCGCCGCTATGTGTCCCGCACGCTGGCGCAACCGGAACGGGTGACGATCAACAAGATCGAGGCGTTCCCGCGTGTCGGGCTTGACCTGCAAGGCAAGAAGTCCGGCGTCAAGGGCAGCACCTTTGACAGCACCCCGGCCAAGGTTGACCTCCGCACATCGAAGGACGGCGGTTTCACATGGTCGGCCCCGAAATCGCGCGATGTTGGCACGGTCGGGGCCTATGCAACCCGGCTGACGTGGCGCGCCTTGGGGCAATTCCGCGATGCCACGATTGAACTGAGCCAGTCGAGCGTTGTGGACGTGCCGCTGCTGGCCGAAATCGAACTGGACGCATCATGATCCGCATGGGTGAGCGGTATGTCGGGGATGACGGCACCCTGACGCGGCAGGGCTACGCGGCCTTCACGCCGCTGGAGAAATCGCGGGTGCAGGTTCAGACGGCGGTGGCATCTGCGGCGCAGACGGCAATCGACTTTTTGGACATTCCGGCATGGGTCAACCGGATCACGGTGACGCTGGCCGGGTTCAGCACAAGCGGGACGAACAACTACCTTTTGCAGATCGGCAGCGGTTCGTTTCCGGCCTCGGGCTACACGGGCGCGCGGTCAACAATCGTCGGCGCGGCGGTCACGACGGTAAACGCGACGACTGCGGTTGTGATTGGCTTCTCGCCTGTTTCGACTTCGGTTTATCGCGGCCTGTGGACGGTGCAGCGGCACAGCGGGAACACCTGGATCATCAGCGGGGCGGGATCGTTCAGCGACACCGCGACAACGCACCTTGCGACGGCGGAAACCACGCTGTCAGGCGCTTTGGACCAGGTGCGGGTGACGACGGTGGGCAGCACCGACACCATAGACGCGGGCAGCGTCAACATTTCGTGGGAATGAGCCTATGAACCGACTTCCGACGATCAGGATCGCGCAGGGCGAGCCGTTTGCGTCCAGCTTCACGCTGACGGGGCAGGACTGGACCGGCTACACCGGCGTTGTGACCTACAAGAAGGCACCGCAGGGCAAGCTTATCCTTGAGACCGACGCGACCGGCGACGCATTGGGCGAAGTGGCCTTCAGCCTGACTGCGGCAGAGACTGCGCTGTTCCCGGCCTTCCCCGTGATCGGGGACCGCAAGGTGGGCGTCTATCAGGTCCGCATGACGCAGGCATCGCCAGAGGATGTGCAGACGTTCCAGGGCGATCTGCACGTTGCGAGCGCTGTATGATCCAACGGCTGACGCCCAAGCGGGCTGCGCCTTACTTCTGGCATCCGGCGGGCGGCATTGACGGGGTGACGTTCATCCCGGTGCCATGGATGGATTACCGCGCCTGCGACGGCTTCTGCATGGCGTTTCACCTGCGCTGGCCGGGTGTCTGGGAAGCGCACATGGGCGCGCTGCCGGATGTGCGGCGGGTCGATCAGGCAATGACGGCGATCCTGCACGCATACGCGCTGGAAAAGGGCGCAGAGCGGATCATCGGCTGGATCAAGAAAAGCAACCGCCCGGCCTTGGCGCTGTGTCGCCGTGTCGGGTGCGAAATCGACGGGATTCTGCCGCTGGCTGAGCCGGTGGCAATGGTAGGCTGGAGGCCATAATGCCACAAGCACTAGGCGCACTTGGCGGGATCATCGGCGGCGTGATGCAAGGCCGCGCGGCGGGTGATGCTGCGGACGCGCAACGCCGCGCCGCTGACATGGACATCGCGTTTCAGCGCGAAACCCGCGACCAGATCAGGGGCGACCTTGGCGGCTACCGCGAGGGCGGCAATGACGCCTACGCCGCCTACATGTATGAACTCGGCCTCGGCCCGCGCCCGTCTTTTGGCGGCAACGCGCCGACCATCCAGACCATCAACGTCCCCGGCACACCGGGCGGCGGAACGGGCGGCGGTGGCTTCACGACCAACGACATTCTGAATGGGATCATCACCGGCAACGGCAGCATTTCCATGCCAGCCAACCGGCCCGGCGGCGGCACGCCTGCAACGCAGCAATTCCGGGTCGGCGGCCAGACCTTCAACACCATGGCCGATGCGCAAGCCTACGCCAACGCCAACCGCACGGGCGGCCAGCAATACGGTGGCTTCCAGCGGTCGCAGGATTACCTCTTCGGGCTGCGGGAAGGCACCAACGCAATCGAGGCATCGGCGGCGGCGCGGGGCGGGCTGTTCAGCGGCGCAACCATGCGGGATCTGAACACCTTCGGCCAGGACTACGGCAGCCAGCGCCGGGACGCCTATCTGAACCGCTTGGCGGGCGTGGCGGACACCGGCATGAATGCGGCGCAGATGTCGGGCAATGCGTCCATGGCGGCTGCGGGTGCCATGTCGAACGCGCTGGCGGCCCGTGGCAACGCGGGCGCTGCGGGCGCGATTGGGGTCGGAAACGCATGGTCGGACGGCATCGGCAACGCGCTCGGGGCATGGAACTACATGCGGCCCGCAGGTGGTGGCGGCGGTGCAACGGGCGGTGCTTCATCGCCGCGCCCGCCGGGCAACCCGTGGTATTGAGGCGGCGGTGATGGAAGCCGATATCTACAGCGGCCTTGTCTCGCGCGGGATGGCCCCGCACATCGCGGAGGCATTCGTCCTGAACATGCGGGACGAAAGCGGGCTTAACCCCGGCATCAACGAGATTGCGCCCATCGTGCCCGGTTCGCGCGGCGGCTATGGGCTATATCAACTGACCGGCCCCCGGCGGCGCGCCTATGAAGCCTATGCGAGCGAACGCGGCCTGCCGCTGGACAGCGTGGACGCGCAGCTTGATTTCATGATGACCGAACTGCAAGGCCCCGAGGCGGCGGCTTGGCAGAAGATCAGCGCTGCGCCCGACACCGGGCAAGCGGCGGCGGCTGTCGTGAACTACTTTCTGCGGCCCGCAGAGGAACACAGGGCGCGGCGCGTGGCGAAGTATACCGGCGGGTCCTATGACCCCGTGGACGCCACCAGCAACGCGCTAGCGGGCGCTCCGCAGCAAGGTCAGCCCGGTCAGAACGCGCTGGCGCAGCCGGAACAGCCGCAATTCCAGTGGGCCGCTTCACGGCTTGACCCGCGCGCCTTCATGCGGCCGATCCAGCAACGCCCGATCAACAGCCTGTCGGAGGGCTTCCTATGAGTTATGATGCGCGGATCATCCTGGGCGGGCGGTCGCCGGATATCGTCAACGCCTTGGCGCGTGGCGACGCAGCGCGGCAGCAGCGGCTGGATTTCGACAACCAGAACGCCATGCGCGACATGCTGCGGACGCAAGGCGCTGGCATCATGGCGGGCGACCAGAACGCGTTGAACGCGCTGGCGCAGTTTGATCCGTCTGCGGCTTTGGGCATTCAAGGGCAGCGGCTGGATATGGATCTTACGCGCAAGCGGATGTCGGTGCTGGACGATGAACAGCGCCGATCGGCGGAGGCCTACGCCAAGGGCCTGACGGCGGAACAGCGTGCGGCGGAAGCTGCACAGTTGGAAGGTGCGATCAAGCAAGCGCTTGCCGCGCCGACGCCGGAAGCCTTTGACGCCATGATGATCGAGATGGGGCGGCAGGACATGGTTGGCCAGTTTGCCAACCGGCAGGCGCTGGCTGCGCCTTACATGGAGATCACGGACATTCTGAAGATGAATGCGCCGCCCGCGCCGGACCTGACTGCATCGCAAAAGGATTACAAGTTCTATTCTGACCAAGAGACTGCGGCGGGGCGGCAGCCGCTGTCGTTCAATGAGTGGGATTTGCAAAGCAAGAAGGCGGGTGCGACCACGGTAAACGTCGGAAATGGCCCCGCGCCCGCCGATGTGGCGGCCTTCAACAAGGGCGTCAAGACCGCCAACGTAAACGAGGTTATCGGCGATATTCGCAACACCATCAGCAGTGCGATGCTTCCGACAACCGGCGCGTTCGGCGCGTTGCTGTCGGGTGTCGGCGGCACTGCGGCTGGCGATGTGAAGTCAAACGTCGATACACTGAAGGCGGCTGCTTCGTTCAGCTCCTTGCAGGCCATGCGGGACGCATCCAAGACCGGCGCGGCACTTGG